AGACAGTAGTTATGAGATCGTAAAAGATGGTATTTTATCAGTTAATAAAAATATCATGACCAACAAAACACCTAATGTGACTTATATATGTGACGTATCATATAGAAGTACCTCAATTAGAATGTATGTAGCTTTTTCGTTGGCTGAACAAGGTGTAGGAATTAGAAATATCACAACCTATTATTTAGCAACGAATAAAAGCAAAGATGTAAGAGTGGATAGTGAAGGTTGGACTACTTCAATTCAAGCTATAAGCTCAAACAATAAATATCTATGGACTTATTCGGTAACAAATTATACTGACGGTTCATCAAAAACAAGCGAACCACTTATTATGGGAAGCTATGGTGATGATGCAATAACTCTATATATTGAATCATCAAATGGAAATACATTTAAAAACAGTGATATTGCAACTATATTGACTGTTCATATTTATATTGGAGCCGAAAGAATTGAATCGGCTGAACAATTAGAAAAAAGATTTGGTAAAAGCGCTTATTTACAATGGAGCGTAAAAAAACTAGGAGAAAAGGAATTTTCACCTATAGAGCTTGATGATTCAAGATTAAATGACAAAGGATTTATTTTTACTATAAGTCCGCAAGATATTAATAAAAAAGCAGTTTTCAACTGTGAGTTAAATTTGGAGGAATAGAAATGGCAATTAAAGCTAGTAATCAAGTAGATTTATTAGATATGACGGATGGATATACCGTCATATTAACAAATGATAACTATACATTTTTAGGAACTACTACTACTGTTAATGGGACACAAACAACAACCACACAAGTAATGGCGTTACAAGGGGCTGAGACTGCATCGGTGAAAATTGGAACTATTTCTTGTCCTACTGGTATCAGCGCAGTAAGTGATGGAAAATCGCCTATGCCAACAATTACTATTACAGCTACTAGTGCTTTAACAAAAACTGGAAGCTTTACAATTCCAGTAATTGTTAATGAGGGAACAGTAAATGAAGTTACAATTAACAAAGTATTCTCATATTCTATTGCATTTAAAGGTAATCAAGGAATTCAAGGAACAAGTGTTAAGATTTCTTCTAAATCAATTAAATATGTAGCTTCGTCAAGCGGAACAACAACACCTACTAGTGGCTGGCAAGATTCTATTCCATCAGTATCAGCCGGTCAATATTTATGGACAAAAACAACAGTAACTTATAGTGATGGTACTTCTACAGTATCTTATTCAGTCGCTAGACAAGGTGCTAATGGTTCATCACCTACAGTATCTAAAACAGTTACTGAATACGTTCAATCAACAAGTGGAACAACAACACCAACTAGTGGATGGTCTACAACTCCACCAACAGCAACTGCTGGGCAATATATTTGGACAAGAGTAACAGTGACTTATAGTGATGGTAAGACAGCTGTTAGCTATACTGTATCTAAAAATGGTGCTAACGGGGCAAAAGGTGATAAAGGAGATAAAGGGGAAACAGGTGCTAAAGGTGATGATGCAATCTATATGAATATTACTTCGTCTAATGGAAATGTATTTAAAAATACCGCAATTGCCACAACTTTAACTGCACATGTTTATAAAGGCGCTACAGAATTAACTGGCGCTGCTATTACAGCTTTAGGAACTATCAAATGGTATAAAGATGGTGGAACAACTTCTATTGCAACTGGTCAAACATTTACTGTCAGTGCAGGTGATGTAACAAATAAAGCAACTTATACTGCTCAATTAGAGGGATAATATATGGCAGTTAAATCTAGTGCAATTCTGACTTTGATTAGAATTGATGATGGAGAAGATGCAAGCATTAGAAGTGCAACTGCACCTAGTGATACTACAAAGTTGTGGTTTGATACAACTACACAAACTTTAAAGAGATATGACAGTTCAAGTGGTACTTGGGAAATTGTTAATGATTATGCTGATGATATGAACAATATGAGACAAGAAATATCTGTTGAATATAATTCAGCGATAAATCAATTAAAAAACTCATTAACATCATTAGTAGAAGAGTTACAAACAACAACTACTAATAACACAACGTCAATCAATAGTCTTAGTTCTCAAATTATTCAAAATGCCAGTTCAATTCAGTTGGTTACGAATAACGTTAATTCTATTACTGATAAATTAACGGGAGTGGCTACAAAAGAAGAAATTTCTCAATGGGCAAAATTTGAAAGTGGAGTATTAAAATTAGGATCTAGTAATAGTCCATTTGATGTAAGGCTATCTAATACTGAACTTGGCTTTTATGAAAATGATAAAAGAATAGCTTATCTTTCAAATCAGCAATTAAACATTTCTCAAGCAGTTGTAATGAAACAAATCAATCTAGGTACTTTTCAAATTATATATGATGAAGAATTAGGTTTATTGATTTTGTAAGGAGGTAAATATGGCAACATTTGGAACCACTAATAAATATATAAACTATAGTGTCAATTCGCAGGAACTGTCATATGACATCAATTCTAACACATCAGTTGTTCGTGTTTGGATTGATGTATGGCGTACAAATACAGGATATACGACATATGGTAATGGTACAGTATATGCTCGTATAAATGGAACAGTATATAGTGCTGGAATAGGTACTGGCCAAAAAATTACTTCCAGTGCAATTCGATTAGGAACTTGGGATGTAACTGTAGGACATAATAGTGATGGTTTAAAGTCGATCGGTGTAAGTGGTTGGATCAGTCATGATAGATTTAGCTCAAGTGAACAGGGATATACGCATACATTAACCACTATTCCTCGACAAGCCAATATAACCGATTCACCAACAACTTTCAAAGATACTGATAATCCTTGGTTCAAATACAGTAATCCAGGTAATTTCAATATGGAATGTTGGCTAGAGCCTAATCCTAATGGAGAACATTATGCTAAAAGGACATTAAGTGGTACGAGTGGTACGTTTACATGGGAACTTACTAATGATGAAAGAAAACAGTTAAGAGAAGCATGTAAAGGAAAAACATGTACTATTCGTATAGGACTATATTCAAATAACTGTTCCTGGGCAAGTTATCACGACAGAACATATCAGATGACAAACGCTGAACCAACTATAAATAGTGTTGCAACAAGCATTGTCAATCCATTTGGAAGTCTATGTTTGCAAAACAAGTCCAATATTAAATTTACTATTTCAGCAACAGCTAAGTATGGTGCAACCATTACTAATTATGCTGTTAGTGGCAATAACTTTAGCTATGCAGGAAGTAAAAATACGTGTCAAACTTCAAATATCAGGGATAGTGGAAGTTTAAAATATACAGTCACAGTTACTGACAGTAGAGGATTTACAGCTTCTACAATAAAAACAATTAATGTTACTGGATATTCCTATCCAACTATTTCTATGGAGGCGTTTAGAAGTAATTCAAGTGGTACAAAGGATGTATCCAGTGGCACTTATATTTGTGTCAAACCAGTATTTACGTATTCAGCAATAACTGGCAATTCAATAGTAAGTAAAGCTATTAAAATAAATGACACTTCTAAAAGCACAAGTTTTCAAAGTGGTGGAAGTTATGTTTTTAGTGGCTATTCATTAAACGATTCTTATGATGTAGTGTGCACTGTAACAGATTCCGTTGGAAACAGTGCAAGTATAACATCCACAATCACAGGTGCTAAAATACCTTTTAATATATCGAAGAATAAAGATGCTATAGGATTGGGAACAGTAGCTAAATATGAGGGTTACATCAATATTGGCTATGGATTTTGCAACGAGAATGGAGAACAGCTGTTTATGTTTGGATTGACTGAAAATTATGATGATGATTAAGGAGGAAATAGCTTATGCAAGAATTTATTAAAATCTTCGGGGGGGGTGCAATATTTACTATTAGATATTGTGCCCTTGGAAAGAAGGCGAGCTTCTAGATTAGTTAGTAAGCATTTAAAGGGTGATATCCAATGGCTTTCGTAGATTTCTTTGGAAATTTTGTCAGGAAAAAGGATGTATATCTTAAATATTCAACCAATGAACAATGGACGGGCGAATATTGGATAGATGGACACAAAATCTATCAGGTATCTTACAATTTAGGAACGATCAATGCTTTTAAGAAAATTACTAACATTCCTAATTTTGATAGAAATATAAGGTATGAATATTCTATGAGAGCAAGCGATAAAATTAGTGGTATGAATAGTACAGTAAATACTGATTTATTCGTAACTACTGGTGGAGATGTTTATATAAATACTAATGGAAACACAAGATATGATGTTGTATTGACATTGTGGTATACAAAAACAATTGGATAACATTATTTAAATTAATTGATTTAGAAGTAAAGTTATGAGTTTTATTGATTTTTTCGGTAATAAAGTTAGAGCAAGGGATGTAGTATACTCCAATGGAAACAGTTTAGAAATTTCAAAGGAGTGGCAACGGCTGGATATAAACTGTGGTGGGTTTAAAACAATTACAGTAGACTTATCAAAATACAATGAGTTTCTACTCACCATAGGAACATATCCAGCGGATCAGTATAGAATATTGAGTTCTACAGTAATTCCTAAGACAGCTTTAGAAAATATGATAGGTCAAGATAGTAACGGTTATTTTCAGGTCAGATATAGTGATTATTACTGGGCCGGATTAGATTATTTAGGAAATAATAAAATTCGTTATCGCTCTAGCAATAATGAGGGCTTAGCTACTATTTGGGCTAGATAATCAATGAAGATAGTAAATATTGATTAATATGTCATTTATAGATTTCTTTGGAAATGTAGTAAGAAGGAAAGATGTATATTTTAAGTATTCTACTGATGAGCAGTGGACAGGGGAGTACTGGATTGACGGTAAGAAAATATATTGCAAGGTAGTATCTGTAAGTGGATTTACTAAAGACAAATACGTAGCACATAACATTTCAAACTTGCACAGGGTGTTGAGTTGCGATTTGTTTGTAAAGTTCAATGATGGAACAAACCACATGATGCCACGTGCACATAAAGATAACGATCATGACGGTATTTCGATACAGGTAAACAAAACAAGTTTAATATTGCAGGTTGGAACATCAAATGGTTTTTCAAATGCATCTGGATATGCAATATTGAAATATGTTAAAACAAATTAAAGGAGACAAAAACATGGATAAAACAAACGTATATGAAGTGGATGTTGCTGAAAAAACATTCAATGACATCACAAGTTATAACTTTTATATCACTGACAACAAAGAAATCAAAAAGGGTGATTATATTTTGTTTAGAGTAGTTGTCAAAGATGAAAAAGGTGAAACATCCTATACTGGAACCAATGCAATGTTAATTGTTAACAATGTTAACGATACATTTGCTGGTTTAGCTGAAAATCACAGTGTGGTTTTCTTGAATAAAAACTAGAAGGTGAGGAAAATGGAAAAAATGGAAATGTTGTTTAATTATTTACAAGCACATAGAATGCTGGTGCTTGTTGCTTTTGTTATTATTTTTGATTTATTCTTAGGTGTAATGAGATCATTCAAAGAAAAAAAGACAAACTCTACAATTGGAATTGATGGAATGATTAGAAAAGTAAGCATGATTGCATGTTTGCTTTTTTTAGTTGTACTTGATTTTCTAATTCATTTAGATTTGATTGCGTGGTTGCCATCACAAATACTAGATATCTTTAAAGCAATCGGTATCACCACGATTGGAATTAGTGATGTGTTTGCCTTATTATTTATTGTTTTTGAATTGTTAAGCATTCTTAAAAATTGGGCATTAATTGGACTTCCAATGTTTAAAGGGGTTAATGAAAAAGTGACTGGATTTCTTGAAACATTTACTGATGAAATGCCAAGTACAAATAAAAATGAATAGTTGAAGAGGGCGAATAACCCTCTTTATTATGATTAACAACCAAAAATTGCAAAAAATGGTTGTTAAACGGTAGTAAATGATAAAAAACGGTAGAAAAACGGAATTAGTGAACAAAAAGGGAGATAAAAAAATGAAACAATATGTTGGAGTTAAATTAATTGAAGCAAAACCAATGACAAGAGGAGATTATAACAAATATCGTGGATGGACTATTCCAAAAGATGAAGATCCTAATGATGAAGGATATTTAGTTAAATATTCTAATGATTATGAAAGTTGGTCTCCTAAAAAGCCATTTGATGAATCGTATAGAGAATATGATGCAAATGCATTACCTCAAACAGCTATCGGCATGATTAGTAATGATTACAAAGAGAGATTTAAAGCCGAATATGAGCAACTTATTATTAGATACAATGGCTTAAATAGAATGATTGAAAATTGGGATAGAGGTTGTTTATCTTTTAAACCA